TTAAGAAAGTTTTTAGGGCAGTCTTATTTTGAAGCGGCTGTTGCAAGTCCAAAACAGGCATTTCATTTTTTAATTGCAAACTTTCCAGAGGTGGAAAATCACATGATGAATCAGTTGTACAAAATAAAAATGGGTGGTATGGATATTACAGAGGATTTATTAAATTTACAAAGTGATGAAGATATACAGATAATTCCTATTGCTATAGGTGCAAAGAATGTTGTTATTGGAGGTTTGTTTACAGCTTTAGGTAGTGGAACTACGATTGCTGGCTTGACTATTGGTTCAATGGTTGCTCCTGTTTTCACTGCTATTGGTACAAATATGTTAATAAATGAAGCCTCAAATCTTTTAATGCCTAAACAAGATATTGCAAGCGGTGTTATGGCTGATAGCTTTTCACAAAATGATCCCACGTTTCAATCTTTTGGTTTTGGGTCAATACAAAACGTAGCAAGGGCTGGTGTTCCAGTGCCTATAATTTATGGTCAAGTATTTACTGGATCAGTTGTAATTAGTTCTGGTATTGATACTGTTCAAGTGGAGGGAACAACCTAATGGCAAATTTAAGTTTTCCTAATGGTGGCGGTCATAATACTTTCTTAGGTCAAGTTGCTGGTTTAACAGATCCAAATTTACCAAATGACGCCCTGCAATCAAAGCAATTTCAAACCTTAATTGAACTAATAGGATCAGGAGAGATAGAGGGTTTTCCAAGTGCTACAGGTAGCAAAGGCTCAACGGAATACAATACCTCTGCATTAAAAGATGTTTTTCTTAACGGCACTCAGGTTTTACAGCAAGCGGCTGGCACAAGTCCAAATGATGAAGATTTCAACTTCCGTAACATCACTTTTGAACCTAGATTTGGCACTTCAGATCAAACAGCGATTGCTGGTATTTCAGAGACAGAATCAGAAACTAGCGTGGGTGTAACTGTCACACAATCAACACCAGTTTCTAGGCAGATAACAGACACAAATATTGATGCTGTAAGAGTTACTCTTGGTTTTCCTACACTTCAAAAATTTGAAGATAATGGCGATATAAATGGTGCTGAAGTTGCTCTTACAATTCAAACCATAGAAAATGATGGCACAACAACAACTGTTATAACTGACACAGTAAAAGGAAGAACTGCAAGTACATATTTCAGAGATTATAAAATTAATTTGCCATCAGGTACTAGCTTTCCTGTCACTATCAGAGTAAATAGAACGACAGCAGACAGCACAGAAACTACGCTTCAAGATAGCTTTCAATGGTCATCTTTTACAGAAATAATTAACGAATCAAGAGCTTATGCAAATTTTGCTCATGTAGCTTTACGTTTTGACGCTGAAACCTTTCCAAACCAGCCAAATCGTATGTTCAGGGTCAAGGGAACAAAGATCAAAATACCGCATAATGGGGTTGTAAGGGCTGACGGATCTATTAGCTATAGCGGTACATTTAACGGCACCTTTAAAACAGATAAAGAATGGTCAAATGATCCAGCTTGGATTTTATATGACTTGCTTACAACGTCAAAAGGTTTTGGAGATCATATTGCAGAATCATCATTAGATGTTTTTAGCTTTTTCTCTGCTAGTCAATACGCAAGTGAACAAGTAGATGATGGGGCGGGTGGTACGGAGGCTAGATTTTCTTGTAATGTAGTTCTTAATTCTCAAAGGGCTGCATACGATACCATAAATAATCTTGCCTCTGTCATGAGGGCAATGCCTTTTTATTCAGCAGGGGCAGTAAATATAAGCTGTGATAAACCTACAGATGCTAGTTATATCTATAATTTAAGTAATGTTTCTGAAGCTGGTTTTTCTTATTCAAGTGCAAGTAAAGACACTAAATACACTGTTGTTAATGTTTCCTACTTTGATAATGAGACTCAAGAGGTAGATTATGAAACTGTAGAAGATACTGCATTACAAGCTAAGTACGGAATTGTCACAAAAAACTTAAATGGCTTTGCCTGTACATCAAGAGGGCAAGCGGCAAGGCTTGGACGCTGGTTTTTATATACACAAAACAATGAAGCGGAAACAGTAACATTCACAGCATCACTAGAAAGCGGAACAATAGTCAGGGTTGGAACTGTTATCAATATTGCAGATCCCATGAGGGCAGGGGTAAGAAGAGGAGGACGTATTAAGACAGGAGTTTCTACAACACAGATTATTGTTGACGATCAAAATAATACAGATTTAGCGACAACAGGTTCAGCAACCTTATCTGTCATTTTATCTGACGGCTCTTTGGAGACTAAGACAATAACAAGCGTATCAGGAGCAACCATAACTGTGGATTCTGCATTTAGTTCAGTGCCACAAACTAACAGCGTTTGGGTGATAGAAAATACATCTGTTGAGCTTCAAACTTTTAGGGTTGTATCTGTGACTGAGCAAGAATTATTAAACTATCAGATAGTTGCTGTTGTACATGATCCAAACAAATATGCTTTTGTAGAAGATGGCACAGCATTGCCATCAAGAACAATTACAACTCTAACTGCACTAAAACCAGCACCAAGCAGTTTACAGGGAACAGAACAAATAGTGGTGTTAAACAACAGGGCTGTAAGTAAATTATTTATTCAATGGCAACCTGTCAGCGGTGTAACTGAATATATGGTTCAATATAGATTCCAAAATGAAAACTTTATATCAGAACGTCTTACAAGATCAGATTTTACAATTTTTGAAACTTTAAACGGAACTTATGAAGTAAGAGTTTTTAGTTATAACGCATTAGGAAAACCAAGCACAAATCCAGCAACTACAACTTTCACTACTGTAGGAAAAACGGCTTTGCCTGATGATGTGCAAAATGTACAGATTGAACCTTTATCAGATCAGTTTGTAAGATTACGTTTTGATAAATCAACTTCGGTTGATGTGGTGCATGGGGGCAACGTGGTAATTCGTAGCTCTAACTTAACGACAGGTGCAACTTTTACAAATGCAGTGGACGTTTTGCCCCAACTTTCTGGAAATATCAGTGAGTCGATTGTTCCTAATATTGTAAATGGAACTTATCTTTTAAAGTTTCGTGATGATGGAGGAAGACTTAGTTCTGGCACAGCAACAATTACTTTAATAGACACAAAACCTGATGTATTTCCTAAAATTACAGTTTTGTCAGATAGGGAAGATTTAGACAGCCCTCCTTTTCAAGGAACAAAAGTAGATT